CAAACAAATCATTCCGAGACACACTATATGCAGCAGGCGTTAATCCAGTTGTATCATTCCCAGGTCAAGGAACAGTATTGTTTGGTGATAAAACTTTGTTGGCCAAGCCTTCTGCATTCGATAGAATCAACGTTCGCCGTTTGTTTATTACACTTGAAAAGGCAATTGCACAAGCTGCCAAATATTCAATGTTTGAATTGAACGATGAATTCACAAGAGCACAATTTATTGCTCTAGTTTCACCATTCTTGCGTGACATTCAAGGTCGCCGTGGTTTGACAGATTTTAGAGTTGTTTGCGATTCAACAAATAATACACAACAAGTTATTGATAGTAACCAATTCGTTGGAGATATCTACCTTAAACCTGCACGTTCAATCAACTACATTCAGTTGAATTTTGTCGCTGTTGGTACTGGTGTTGATTTCGTAACAATCGTTGGCGCAGCTTAATAAATAAACGATAGGAGAAAACAATGTCATTTAATGTAGCAGAATTCAGAGCAAATATGATTGGTGACGGTGCCCGTCCAAATCTATTCTCTGTCTCTTTAATATTCCCATCAAGCGTAACAAACGCAACAGTTGCTGGCCAAAAAATAACTTTTATGGCCAAAACAGCTCAACTACCAGGTTCGTCAATCGGTACTGTACCAGTATTTTACTTCGGGCGTGAAATGAAGTTTGCTGGTAACAGAACGTTTACAGACTGGACATTAACAATTATTAATGATGAAGATTTTGTCATCAGAAATTCTTTAGAGAATTGGATGAACGCAATCAATAGTCATTCAGGTAATCTAAGAAGTGCATCAGCAAGAAATTCTAACGGATATGCTGTTGATGCAAGTGTTATTCAATATGGAAAAACAGGCAACGAATTAAAGAGATATAAATTTGTTGGCACATTTCCATTAGACTTAGCACCAATCGACCTAGATTGGAGTTCAAATGATGCAATTGAGGAATTCACTTGTACATTTGCATATCAATTCTGGGAAACAGACACAACAACTTGATATATGCGGGAGACCCTATTGGGTCTCCTATGTTTTTTTGATTTTATAATTACACACAAACCATGGCAAACAACAACAAATTTTCACTATTTGGCTTTACAATCTCTCGTCAAAAGGATGAGGAAGAAGGCCTTGGCCAGCAGTCATTTGCGCCTCCAACGCAAGATGATGGGGCATTAACTATTACATCTGCCGCATACTACGGCACTTATGTCGACCTTGACGGTACCGCAAAGAATGAGGTAGAACTTATTTCTCGTTATCGTGAAATGGCAATGCAACCTGAAATTGAATCTGCGATAGATGATATAGTTAATGAAGCCATTGTACAAGACGATGATGGTAAAATAACACAAATCGTTTTAGATGATTTGAAAATTAACGATAAGATTAAGAAAGCCATCAAAGAAGAATTCAATAACATCTTACGTTTATTGAGTTATAAGAATATGGCTCAAGATATTTTCCGCCGTTATTATGTGGATGGTAGAATGTATTATCACATGATTATTGACCGTGAGAAGCCACAAGAAGGTATTAAAGAACTTCGTTACATCGACCCACGTAGATTACGTAAGGTTCGTGAAATGAAGAAACAAAAAGATGAAAGAACTGGTGCAGATGTTATGCAACCAGTGAATGAATACTACATATACAATGACAAAGTTGTTAGTGGTAGTGCATCCAATTTTGGTCCTGTTGGTGTTCGCATCACAACAGACTCTATCATTTCGGTGGTGTCTGGCCTTATGGACTCTCGCCGTGCAGTTGTTCTGAGTTATCTACATAAGGCAATTAAGCCTTTGAATCAATTGCGTATGATTGAAGATGCAACAGTCATCTATCGTATCTCAAGAGCACCAGAACGCAGAATCTTTTACATTGACGTTGGTAACTTACCAAAGTTAAAAGCAGAACAATACCTGCGTGACATTATGGTCAAGTATAAAAACAAACTTGTTTATGATGCTAACACAGGTGAAGTCCGTGATGACCGTAAATTCATGTCTATGATGGAAGACTTTTGGTTACCACGTAGAGAAGGTGGCAAAGGCACAGAGATTACCACACTACCAGGTGGACAGAACCTAGGTGAGCTGGAAGACGTTAAATACTTTCAGAAGAAACTATATGGTGCCTTGTGCGTTCCAGTCTCCAGGTTAGAACCTAATCAAGGGTTCTCACTTGGCCGTTCATCAGAAATTACCCGTGATGAATTAAAGTTTTCCAAGTTTGTTGATAGACTACGTAACAAATTCTCAGAAGTGTTTAATCAGGCATTGCGTGTGCAGTGTGTATTAAAAGGTATCTGTACAGACGAAGAATGGAATCTATTTAAAGAAGATATACATTATGATTACATCAAAGATAATAACTTCTCAGAATTAAAAGAAGCTGAATTGATGACTCAAAGATTGACTCTACTTCAATCAGTTGATCCATATACAGGTCGTTATTTCTCACAAAATTGGATTCAACAAAATGTGTTGCGTTTGACTGATGATGAAATTACTCTGATGCAAAAAGAAATAGATAAAGAAAAAGAAGATGGACTTGGATTGCCAGTGGCTGTAACAAATGATATTGCTTCACAACAAATGGCAGCACAAGTTCAGACCGACCAAATGGTACAACAATCAGAATTGATGCCTGATCCTGCACCGGCCGGTGGTTCTAGTGGTGGTAGTTCTGGTGGTGGTTCTTCAAAATCAGCACCAGCAAAAAGTAAATCGAAAGGTTCCAGTGGTTCAAAATCAGTTAAAGGTGACCTCAGCTTAGAAGAAGTTGAAACAACATTTACCAGATTGAAACGCATTTTATAATTAGGAGATAACATGGAAACATCAAGACAAATCGTAGATTACGCAGAGACAGACAACGCAATTGAAATGCGTAACGCATTATACTCTGCACTACATGATAGAGTTAGAGCTCATATTGAGACACATAAAGTTGAAGTTGCAAAACAACTAATGAATCCAGAAGATACAGAAGGTGCAACTGCTGAAGATGAAGTTCTCTATGCAGCTGAACCAAGTGAAACTTAATTTTGACGCATTGGTATAAATATTATTCAAACAATAACAGGAATTACAAATGGCAAATTCATTTACATATCAAGTAATAAAAGATACGACAGAACATGCGGTTATTAAATTAACCGGATCGTTTGATGGTTCAAGTGGCCAAGAAGCAAATGCTGTGCGTATTCAAGCGAACACACTATATGGTGCAATGGATACATCTAAAGGCAATTTACTTACCAGTGCCGCTAATACTGGTGCATTAGGTTTTTATGGGTTATCTTTATATCGTTTATGGTATGATTGTGCTGCAGGCGGTGATGTAACACTATCTTGGAATGCATCAACAGCAATGCCTTTATTTGTTATGAACGGTAACGGAGAATATGATTCTGCTGGTAACTGGGTAACAATACCAAATAATGCAAAAGGAACTTCAGGTTGCAAAGGTGATATTGGTGTGACTACCAGAGGCATGGCCGTAAATGATAGTTATACAATGATTTTAGAATTGCGTAAAGACAATGAACACTATCAACGTGGTCAATTGAGTGATCCAGCCGCATTTAATTATGGTTCATATGGTTTAAGACCTTAATCAGAAAGACTACAATGAAACTCATTAGAGAACTTAGCGAATCAGTACAGTACTTAACGGAAGAAAAAGACGGAAAGAAAACTCTTTTTATTGAAGGTCCGTTTTTAGTTGCAGAAGCAGTTAACAAAAACAAACGCATGTATAAAGAACAAACCATGCGTAATGAAGTTAACCGTTACAGCGAAGAATATATTAATAAAAATCGTGCCTTTGGTGAACTGGGACATCCAGACACCCCTTCCATTAATCTTGACCGTGTGTCTCACTTAATTGTTGGTCTACGCCAAGAGGGAAATGCTTGGATAGGCAAAGCAAAAATTCTTGAAACCCCTATGGGTAACATTGCAAGAAATCTTATTGAAGGCGGCGCACAACTAGGTGTGTCATCAAGAGGTATGGGTTCTCTTAAAATGGAAAACGGCATCAATGTCGTTCAAGGAGACTTTCATCTGGCCACAGCGGCAGATATTGTAGCAGATCCTTCTGCGCCAGGTGCTTTTGTACAAGGCATTATGGAAGGTAAGGAATGGATGTTGGTTAACGGTATATGGACCGAACAACAACATGATGTTGCAAAGCAAGAAATTAAGCAAGCATCTAGCAAAGAGATTGAAGCCGTAAGCTTAAAAATCTTTGAAAACTTCCTTAAAAAACTTTAAATATAAATATCCAATATAAATCAAGGAGATTCTCAAAATGGGAAAATTTAATCTGACAGACGCCGCTAAATCAATTCTTACAGAAGGCGCAAAAGAAAACTTTGAAGCTTCTGTAGCTCGTGGCCATAAAGAAGGTTCATCTAAACTACCTACATCTGTTGCTTATGGCACAAAAGACGTTGGTGAAGTTGCTGGTGAAATCAAGAAACAAGATGACGAAACTGGTGACTATACCAAAGGTGTTCCAACAGCTACACCTCCTGGCGCAACACCACCACAGGGTTCAATGCCTGCACAGAAGTTGTCTGGTCCTGCCGACTCACAAGGGTCTGAGCACAAAGCCGTTCAAGCTGCAGCAACAGACTACAATGCAATTCGTGACCGTATCAAGGCCAAACTTGCACCACAAATGATGCAATCAAATCCAGGTGCCACATTCCAATCTTATGCCAACGAAGAAGCTGAACAAGATGATGGTGTTGTTGCAGAAGCACATGAAGATGCAGCCGAAGATAAAAAAATGATTAAAGCTATGATGAAGAAACAAAAAATGAAAGAACAAATGGACCATGACGTAGGTGCATTACTTTCAGGTGAAAATCTTTCCGAAGAATTCAAATCAAGAGCTACCACAATTTTTGAAGCAGCCGTTGTTGTTCGTTCACAATCCATTATGGAAGAAGTTGAAGAAGCATTGTACGAAGAATTTGAAGTGGCTGTTGAAACAGTCAAAGAAGATTTGGCACAAAAGTTGGATGATTACATCAACTACATGGCTGAAGAATGGTTCAAAGAAAACCAATTAGCAATCGAAAAAGGTCTACGTTCTGAAATCGTTGAAGATTTCATTCGTGGTCTAAAAGGTCTATTCGAAGAACACTACATTGACATTCCAGATGAAAAAGTGGATGTTGTAGAAGAATTGACTACTAAGGTTGAAGATTTGGAACACACTATCAACGAAGAAATTTCACGTAATGTTGAAATGAGTAAACAAATTAACGAATTTAAAAAGACAGAGGCTATACATGCAGTATGTGAAGGCCTGACGCAGACACAAGTAGAAAAACTAAAAGCACTCGCAGAGACTGTTGAGTTTACTACTGAAGAAGAATTTGGTCAAAAACTAGAAACATTGGTAGATTCATACTTCCAATCATCAGTTAAAGCACCAGTTAGTTCTGCTCTACATGAAGCTGTAGAAGTTGAGGATGAAAAGAAGCCATCGGCTGCTATTGATCCTGCAATCGCTCAGTACGCACAAATCATCTCTAAATCATTGGTTAAATAAATAAACTTTACCAATAAAAAGATACTTACAAGGAGAATACTAAATGTATCTAACAGAAGAATTACAAAAGAAATGGGCTCCAGTCCTAGAACACGAAGGCCTAGAAGCTATTAAAGACCCATACAAGAAAGCTGTTACAGCACTTGTTTTGGAAAACCAACAACGTGAAATGGCCGCAGCAGCAGGACAGTTGAATGAAACTGCCGTATCTTCTGCACCAACAAACGTTACAGGTGGTAGCATCTCTAACTACGATCCAATCTTAATTAGTTTGGTTCGCCGTGCATTGCCTAACTTGATTGCTTATGATGTTGCAGGCGTTCAACCAATGACTGGACCTACTGGTCTAATCTTTGCAATGCGTGCTAAGTACAACACACAAGGTGGTTCAGAATCTTTCTTCAACGAAGCAAATACAGAATTCTCTGGTGCATTGTCTACATCTAACCCATACGGTTTCCGTGGTAACAACGCAACAGACATTCGTACAGACACTGGTGCTGACTTGACTGCTAACGGTTACACAACTGGTATCGGCATGCCAACAGCAACTGCTGAAGCATTAGGTGCTGACACAGATAGTCCTTTCAAACAAATGGCATTCTCAATCGAGAAAGTTACTGTTACTGCACAAAGCCGTGCATTGAAAGCCGAATACTCACTAGAACTAGCACAAGACTTGAAAGCAATTCATGGCTTGGACGCAGAAACAGAATTGTCAAACATTCTGTCTACAGAAATTCTTGCTGAGATTAACCGTGAAGTTATCCGTACAATTTACACTTGTGCTGTTGCAGGTGCTCAATATGGTACTACAACTGCTGGTGCATTTGACTTGGACACAGACTCTAACGGTCGTTGGTCAGTTGAACGTTTCAAAGGTTTGATTTTCCAAATTGAACGTGATGCAAACGTTATCGCAAAACAAACTCGTCGTGGCAAAGGTAACGTGATGATTGTATCATCTGACGTTGCTTCCGCAATGGCAATGGCTGGTGTGTTGCAATACACTCCAAACTTGTCTGCTGACTTGCAAGTTGACGATACAGGTAACACATTCGCTGGTATGTTGCATGGCCGTATCAAAGTATACATCGACCCTTACTTTGGTGGTTACACATCTAACCAAGAATTGGTTACAATCGGTTACAAAGGTTCATCACCTTATGACGCAGGTATTTTCTACTGCCCTTACGTTCCATTGCAAATGGTTCGTGCAATTGACCAGTACACATTCCAACCAAAAATTGGATTCAAAACACGTTACGGCATGGTTGCAAACCCATTCGCAACTGGTTTGAGTGCCGGCAACGGCGCATTGAACTCACGTTCAAACGTCTACTATAGAATTTTCCAAGTGAAAAACTTGATGTAAGATAAAGAGTCACCTCAGAGTGATACTTAAAGACCACCTTCGGGTGGTCTTTTTTTTGGCTCCTAAATACTGATAGAGGGAGATAACATGACAGCAATAAACAGAAGTCCGCAGAATACAAACTTATTACAACCAACCAAATTTCTATTAACGTTTGATAGAGTCAGAACTACACAGTATTTTTGTCAATCAGTTAATTTACCTGGTGTAACATTGGGTGAAGTAAACAGAGCAACACCATTTTTGGACATGTATTCTCCTGGTACCAAATTGACATACGATCCGTTAACTGTAGAGTTTATACTGGATGAAGAATTGCAAGGTTGGAAAAATTTGTATGATTGGTTTCTTACCATGGCCGATCCGAATGGATTTGAGAAACGTGGTGGTAGCAAAGAACTACAAACGAATAAACATTTCTCAGATGCCACTTTAACCATATTAAGTGGATTGAATAATCCTTTGCTTAGAATACAATATGTAAATGTTTTCCCTTTAAGTATTACTGATATTAATTTTGATTCTACACAGTCGGCCGATACAATAATGACCGCAACGGCAACATTTAGATATCAATCGTATACCTACTTGACAGTGTAATCATTTTGTGTTATAATGTTTTGAATAGATAAAACAACATTAAGTTGTTGATTTTAAAAAAGATTTTGTTATTTGAATAGATAGATGAATAGATATGGAAACACTTGAACAGATTTTAAAGATGTGGGAAAACGATGCGGTCATAGACCAAACCGAGCCATCTAAAGAATTATTAAACATTCCCAAATATCACAGCAAGTATCTTGGTATTTTAACCAAGCATAAGATTGCGTCCAAAAAAGCCCACTTTGATTACTTGCGTATGCGTAAGGTGAAATGGGAATACTTTACTGGTAAACTAACAGAAGATGAGTTGAACGATTATGGTTGGGAACCATTTCAATTTACACTCAAGTCTGATATCAACACCTACCTAGAAGCAGACAAAGACCTCATCAAGTTGCTTGAAAAGAAAGTATACCATGAAGAAGTTACATCTGTGGTTGAATCAATTATGTCTGAACTTAAACAAAGAACATGGCAGTTAAGAGATTTTATTTCTTGGGAAAAATTTATAGGTGGCCAATGAACAAAGACCATGAATCCAGAAGATATACTAAGATGCCTTGGGGTAAACATAAAGGTATGTTCATTAAAAATTTACCAGATTCTTACTTGGTATGGGCAACCAAACCAGGAAATTATGACCAGAGAAGTTTGGTTATGTGGTTTCAAGAAGAATTAGATTATAGAAAAAAATATGGAAACAAGTGAACACATTACAATATACAAAGTAAACGAAGTCTACGGCAAAGTGGAGTGTGAACGCCACGTTGCACAGGAATTATCGGAGTACTTCACGTTCTTTGTACCTGGTTATCAGTTCGTTCCAGCCTATCGGAATCGAATCTGGGACGGTAAGATTCGTCTATTCAATCTACAAACCAGTCAATTGTATCTTGGACTTGTTCCATATCTTACCGAATTCTGTGAAGAACGTGAATATGCATACTCACACAACATAATTGAAGATGAGTATTCGGTGTATCATGCACAAAAATTCTTTGATACATTAGACCTACATTCAAAAGACAAACCTATTGTTGTCAGAGAACATCAACAAAACGCTTTTATTGAGGCCATGCAGAAACGCAGAGCTCTGTTGTTGTCACCAACGGCTTCAGGTAAATCATTAATAATATACTTGTTGTTTCGACAACTGCTTCAATATCAAGACCTCAAAGGTTTAATTATTGTACCAACAACATCTCTGGTAGAACAACTGTATACTGACTTTGAAGATTACTCTAGTGCAAATGGATTCAATGTTGAAGATAATGTACACCGAATCTATCAAGGCAAAGATAAGGTGACGGACAAGAAACTCACAATCTCCACTTGGCAATCACTTTACAAACTTCCATCAGAATACTTCCATCAATTCAAGTATGTAATTGGAGATGAAGCACATCTATTTAAGGCACAATCATTAACATCTATATTGACGGCCTGTATTAATGCCAAGTATAGAGTTGGACTTACTGGTACTTTAGATGGTACCAAAACACATAAGTTGGTACTGGAAGGTTTGTTTGGACCAACTAAAAAGGTCATAACCACCAAAGAACTTATTGATAAGAAACAACTATCACCATTCAATATAAAATGTTTGATACTTAAACATCCAGATGAGAGATGCCAAGAAATGAAGAGTTCTTCTTATCCGGATGAATTAAAGTATTTGTTGGAATCAGAAAATAGAAATCGTTTCATACGCAATTTGGCCATCAGTTTGAAAAAGAATACACTGGTATTGTTTCAGATGAAGAAACACGGTAAATTATTGTGTGAGATGGTTAAAGAAAAGGCCAATGGCCGCAGTGTGTTTTTTGTTGATGGTGATGTTGAAACAGAGATAAGAGAAGAAATTCGTAAGATAATGGAGACAGAAAATGACGCTATTGTGGTTGCTTCTTTTGGTACTTTTAGTACTGGTATTAATATTCGGAATCTGCATAACATTATTTTTGCTTCACCTAGTAAAAGTAGAGTCAGAAACCTCCAATCCATTGGACGAGGACTAAGACAGAATGAGGGTAAAGAAATGGCCACACTATATGATATTGCAGATGACCTCAGAATCAAAAAACATACGAACTTTACTCTGCAACATTTCGTGGAGAGAGTGAAGATATATAATGAAGAGCAGTTCTCTTTTAAAATTTACAATATAGGACTCAAAAATGGTTAAACTTTTAAGACTCAAAGACGGTATAGATGTAATCTGTGATTGCATCTTTGAAAAAGATAATAAATTAATAATTGATAGTCCCATGTTATTCGAACTTAGGGGTACGAATCTGGTACTGCAACAATGGTTACCTGCGGCCGTAATGAAAGGTTATTCTGTGGAAGTATCTTCCAGTGATGTTTTGTTTACAATGGAACCTACAGAAGACTTTGAGGAATATTACATCAATGCAATGATTAAATTGAAAGATGAGACTCGCAAAGAAAATGAAGTGGAACTGAATGAAGAAGTCATGGCTGCTTTTGAAGAAAAGGAAATTGGTAAATCCTTATTACATTAAATCTTAATATTAACATCATAGGGGACACCGAGGACTATATCACATGTCAAGCCCCTTGTCAACAACTTTTTATGGTACATTTGAATGAGTAAACTAAAACATTATATAAACAATCAAGATTTCCTAGCTGCACTGGTAGACTACAAAGCCAGATGTGTAGAGTCCGAGTCTGCCAACAAACCAAAACCAAAAATTCCCAATTACATCGGTGAATGCTGGATGAAAATTGCCGAAGGATTATCCCACAAACCAAACTTTATCAACTATACTTACCGAGATGAAATGGTTTCGGATGGTATTGAGAATTGTTTAATGTACTTTGAGAACTTTGATCCAACAAAGTCTTCCAATCCATTTGCATATTTTACCCAAATCATCTACTTTGCATTCTTACGCAGAATTCAAAAAGAAAAGAAACAACTATACGTCAAATATAAGGCCACTGAACTGTATGGTATTTTGGATGAATTCGAAATGTTAGAAGGTGAAGATGGTAGTACAAGGCAATTCGAACTATATGAAAACATCTCAGAGTTCATTGAGACATATGAAGTTGCCAGAAAAACCAAAAAGGCAGAAAAGTATGCCCTAAAGAAACCTAAGGGCCTTGAAAAATTTATTGAGGAGTAATTATGAGAATTGGATTTACTTGTTCCACATTCGACTTGTTTCATGCAGGTCATGTGATGATGTTAAAAGAGGCAAAGACTCAGTGTGACCATTTGATTGTAGGACTTCAAATGGATCCTACAATAGACAGGCCATCCACCAAAAACAAACCTTTGCAAACGGTACTGGAAAGATTCATACAGGTACAGGCTTGTAAGTATGTTGATGAAATTATACCATATGCCACAGAAAAAGAATTGATGGACATATTGACTTCTTATCCAATTGATGTTAGAATAGTAGGTGAGGAGTATAGAGATAAACAGTTTACTGGTTATCAATTACCTATGTCAGTATACTTTAACAGTCGCCAACACAGTTTTTCTACCACTGAGTTACGACAACGATTATTTGAAATTGAAAAGGCAAAATGAAAGTTGCAATAATTACCGACCAACACTTTGGTGCCAGAAACGATTCAACTTTGTTTTTGGATTTCTTTGAGGAGTTTTATAGAGATACCTTTTTTCCAAAATTAAAGAAAGAAGGTATTAAAACTTTACTTATTCTCGGTGATACATTTGACCGTAGAAAGTATATCAACTTCTTTTCATTGAAACGTGCCAAACAAATGTTCTTTGCACCACTATATGATATGGGTATTGAAGTGCATATGTTGGCTGGCAACCACGACACATACTTTAAGAATACCAATGATGTGAATTCGGTTGACCTGTTATTGCGTGAGTATGATAACATCAATGTTATTGATACACCACAGACAATACATCTCAAGTATGAAGATACGAACTACGATGTTTGTATGATGCCTTGGATATGTGCTGAGAACTTTGACAATTCAATGTTAGAACTGAAGAACACCCCTGCAAAGATTTGTATGGGTCATTTTGAAATTGCCGGCTTTGCCATGTATCGTGGCATGCCATCTGAAGGAGGACTAGATCGTGATATTTTTAGGAAGTTTAATTACACTTTTAGTGGTCATTACCATCACAAATCTTCTAGTGATGATATCCACTATTTGGGCAATCCATACGAGCTTACTTGGCAGGATTATAATGACCCTCGGGGTTTTCATTTGTTTGACATGGATTCTAACCAACTTGAATTCGTAGAGAATCCAAATAAAATGTTTCATCGTATTACATATGATGATAAGGCACAAACCATCAAAGAGATTGATGGCCAAGATTTAACACCATATCCAAATACTTATGTCAAAGTGGTTGTAATAAACAAAACCAATCCGTATTTGTTTGACAAGTTCATGAATAACCTGTATAATAAAAACCCTGCGGACATTACTATTGCAGAAGATTTTACAGAATTAGAAGATGTTGATGATGTGATTGATGAAGCAGAAGATACTCTTACTATATTAAACAAGTATGTTGACGGTATTCAGGAAGAAAGTATCGACAACAATAGATTGAAAACATTATTAAAAGAACTCTACGTAGAGGCATTGAATACTGAACAAGCATGATTTTATTCCAAAAGATTAAGTGGAAGAATTTTCTATCCACCGGAGCCAATTTTACTGAAATTGATTTTACCAAATCTAACAACACATTGATTATTGGCCACAACGGTGCTGGTAAATCCACAATTCTGGATGCATTGTGTTTTGTTTTGTTTGGTAAACCTTTTCGTAAGATAAACAAACCACAACTATTGAATTCAGTCAATGGCAAAGAAGCCGTTGTAGAATTACACTTCAATATTGGCCAAAAAAAATACAAGATTATACGTGGTATTAAACCAAATATATTTGAAATTTATTTGAATGATGTATTGCTGAACCAAGATGCAGCTGCAAAAGATTATCAAGAGATACTAGAGAATAATATTCTCAAATTAAACTACAAATCTTTTACGCAGGTTGTCATTCTTGGTTCAGCATCTTTTGTTCCTTTCATGCAGTTATCGGCAAATGACCGTAGGGCAATCATTGAGGACCTATTAGATATTCAAATCTTTTCTTCAATGAACAATGTTATCAAAGAGAAGAATTCTGACATCAAAGAAGATTTAAATAAGTCTAAGTATGCCATCTCTCTTACAGAAGAAAAGATAACTCTCCAAAAACAAAACATCGAAGAACATAAAAAAAACAATGATACCGAAATAAAGAATAAACTGGAAGAGATTGAGAAATCAAAAGAACAACATAGTAAATTACAAAATGATATTGAGTTGATTAACAGACATATTGTGGTATTACAAAACAAAGTTGGTGATAAGAAAGAGAAACTTGACAAGAAGGCCAAGGGACTATTTCAAATCAAAGGTAAAGTTCAAACTAATATTGATAGAAATCAAAAGGAGATTCAGTTCTATGAAAATAACCACGACTGTCCAACATGCAAACAATCCATTACACCTGAATGGAAAGATACTCAAGTACAAGAAAAAACAACGAAAATTGATACACAGAGAACTGGCCTCAATGAGATTGAACAAGAATTAACAAATGTTAATAACGAAATAAAATCGATTACGGATATTCTTAATCATATCAATGCACATAACGGAGAGGTCATTAAACATACCTCTACAATGAGTGCCATTAATCAGTACATTAGTAAACTGAATGCTGAGATAACATCTCTAAACAAAAAACAAATCAATACCGAAGGCAGTGACCAAAAGTTAATTGAGTTGAATGTTGCATTGAATGAATACAAGAAGAACTATGAGAGTAGTTTGATAGAGAAACATTACCACGAATTTGCAGGTACGTTATTGAAGGATGGTGGCATTAAGACACGTATCATTAAACAATACTTACCCGTTATGAATAAGTTGATTAACAAGTACCTGAAGGCCATGGACTTTTTTGTTAACTTCAACATCAATGAAAATTTTGAAGAAACAATTAAGAGTAGGCATCGTGATGATTTCTCTTATGCTAATTTTTCAGAAGGTGAAAAGATGCGTATTGACTTGGCATTATTATTCACATGGCGACAAATTGCCAAGTTGAAGAACAGTACCAATACAAACCTGTTGATACTTGATGAAGTATTTGATTCTAGCCTTGATACGGTTGGCACTGAAGAATTCTTAAAGTTAATACATGAAATGGGTGCAGACACAAATGTGTTTGTTATCTCACATAAAGGTGACCAACTATTTGATAAGTTTAGGTCTATTATTAAATTTGAAAAGAAAAATAATTTTTCAAGGATTACAAAATGAGCACAGAAGATATTGTATTATATAATACCGAAGAACAAGCAAAGGTTTCATCGGCCACTAAAATTGAAACATTTGATTTGGTACCACCAGACCATCCTGCTTTGTATAAAGTTCTACCAGAATTTGATTTTGCAAAACCACCGGTTGATCCAAATACTTTTGCGTCCACATTGGTAGAAACTTGCAGAAAACAAAATGGTATTGGACTCTCAGCTAATCAATGTGGTTTTGAGTACCGTGTTTTTGTTATGGGTGCAGGTGAAGAATATGTGGCACACTTTAATCCTAAAATCATTTCGTCATCTGGTGAAAAACATATGGAGGAAGGATGCCTTTCATTCCCTTTCCTAAATCTACACATTACCAGACCAGAAACCGTGGAAGTGGAGTACCAGGATTTCACAGGTGAGAAACGTACCAAAACTTTTAATGGTATATCTGCAAGATGTTTTCTCCATGAGCTTGACCATATGAATGGGATAGTGTATACTAGTAGAGTAAAACCACTTGCACTACAATATGGTCTAAAGAGACTGGACAAAATTAGACGCAAGTATTTTAATCCTAAGAAAATGAATCAACTCACACAAAGAACTTAATGGCTACACCTATAGATTATGTTGATGCTCAGTGGGAGAAATGGCAGGTACTAAATGAACCTGAACGTTTTGAACACATTGATACGGAGCAATTGAAAGAAATACTGATTAAGGACCTCACGTATGCCTCACAGATGGATGTACGTGAGTATACCTTATATCAAAAGTGGTTAGAAGTACATGAGAAGTATCCTACCAGAAACATTGGCACATTGTTTGGTGAAGATATTCAACTGGTGGATGTTACACAAAAGAAACTGGTTGAAAAAGTTAAGAAGAATTTCTGGATGCCAGAAGGTCCTGATGATTATGAAAAGTTAGTTCCTAAACTGGTTCTATCTAATGGTCCTCTGGCTGAAACCTGGAACACAATCCGTACATTTTCATCCACAATGAAAAACAACTCTAATATTGGTCGTAATCTATACTACACCGTTATTGATGAAAGAACTGAGAAGTACCTAGGTGTTATCTGTATATCATCCGACTTCTTAGACTTGACTCCAAGAGACAAAGAAATTGGATGGCCTAGAGATGTTAAGACACAACAAGGTATGATTAATCACACGGCCATTGGTTCCACGATTGTTCCTTTGCAGCCTTTAGGTTTCAATTACATGGGTGGTAAATTGTTGGCATTATTATGTCTTGCCGATACCGTACAACAAGACTGGATGAGACAATATGGTGATTTTCTTGTTGGTGTTACAACTACTTCCCTTTACGGCAATACTAAGTCTGGTGGATTATCTCAGTATGATGGACTTGAACACTGGAACAAAATGGGTTTCAGTTCTGGTTCGGTTGCTTTTGAACCGTCCAGGAAAACACGAGCAATGATTTATGATTGGGTAAAAGAAAACCACACCAGAAGATATTTTGAATGGTGGGAAGCCAAGAATCAAAAAGGTCTGCCACTCAAACGTGACCACAAAAATCGTACATTAAATTTTGCGTATGGTAAGTTAGGTATTCCAAAAGAACTTATCCGTACCGAACATCAGAGGGGAATTTACTTCTCTCCTCTATACAACAACACCAATGAATATCTTAGGAAAGAAATTGGTGATGAACAACTGGTCAAATCATTTGATACCAGTGAAGAAACTTTGGCCAATATTTGGAAAACCAAATATGCCAAAGGCCGTATATCAATGTTAAAGAAGAAAAATACCGTTTCTTATGAAAACCTTTTCTATGATGATTTGATATATCTGTCTTGGAAAGATACCAAGACAAAATATTTGCCGCAAGTCGGCAGATAAAAAAGTATACCGCAAGGATACTTGACACACACACTAAATAGTGTTATGATGTGAATGCTTGTGAAAACAAGTTTGTTTTTTTTAACTTTGTCATTATTAGGAGATTATATTATGACTAACAAAATTTCTGCGAAAGCAAAAATCCTTAACTTTTTGAGCAAGACAGAGGGTTACAACACCTTGTCTGTTGCACAAGCTCGTGCTCGTTTTGGCATCCAAAACGTTTCTGCTCGTGTAGAAGAACTTCGTAAAGAAGGCCACGTTATCTACACAAACACCAAGTCCCGTGGTGATGGTAGCAAAGTTGCTGTTTACCGTATGGGCAAACCAACCAAATCTATGGTTCGTACTGCTATCGGTGCAGGTTATAGCTTCGGCGCTTAATCTGTGAATGACGGGGAGACCACTATATGTGGTACTCCCCTTTTTTATTTTTGGAGAGATAATGGAAATTTCAATTAAAAAAGAAGAACTTCAAAAGAAAAGTATTTTCGTTGCAACACCAATGTATGGTGGCATGAATCATGGATTATATGCCAAGGCATGTCTTGATTTACAAGCCATTTGTATGCAGTATGGTGTACAAGTGAAATTCTCATTTCTTTTCAACGAATCTTTAATTACCCGTGCCAGAAACTATCTCGTTGATGAGTTTCTACACCGTTCAGATTGTACACACATGTTGTTTATTGATGCTGACGTACATTTTAATCCACAAGATGTTGTTGCATTGTTAGCATTAGATAGAGATGTTATAGGCGGCCCTTATCCTAAGAAAGCCATCAAGTGGTCATCTGTTAAGAAAGCCATGTCTAAAAATCCAGATATTGCAATTGCTGACTTAGAAAAAGTTACTGGTGATTATGTTTTTAATCCTGTACGTGGTACAGATAAGTTTAGTGTTTCTGATCCACTTGAAGTGTTGGAAATTGGAACTGGTTTTATGATGGTAAAACGTGAAGTGTTCCCTAAATTTGCAGAAGCATTTCCACATTTGCGTTATAAACCAGACCACGTTGGCCAAGCCAACTTTGATGGTTCACGTTACATTCATGCATACTTCGATACACTGATTGATACTATTGATTCTCCAACAGGTGGTGGTTCAGACCGTTACTTGTCGGAAGATTATATGTTCTGTCAATTGTGGCGTAAGATCGGTGGACAGATTTGGTTGTGTCCTTGGATGCGAGCAGACCACATTGGTACCTATCACTTCCGTGGTGATATGCCAGCAGTCGCCAACTTCGTTGGAGAAATGTAATGACTGACGATGTAGTCAAAGCATCACAATGGGCCACTAAAGGTGGTCGTAAATTTGACGGCGACAAACTAGAATATGGTTTGTTGCCACCTCTTGCTCTTGAGGCCACCGTTGATGTATTGACATTTGGTGCTCAAAAGTATGAGAGAGATAATTGGAAACATGTACCTGATTCTAAACGCAGGTACTATGATGCACTTCAACGGCATTTGTGGGCATGGAAGAAAGGTGAAATACTTGATGAAGAATCTGGTAAACACCACCTGGCCCATGCAATGTGCTGCTTGATGTTTTTGTATGAACATGATATAATGTATTCATGTGATTTTTATAATGAGGAAAACAAATGAAATTATCTAATGAGACCTTGACGGTTCTTAAAAACTTTGCCAACATTAATCCTGGCATTGAGTTTAAGACCGGCAAGAAATTGACAACTATTTCTGCAACAAAGACCGTATTGGCCAAAGCAGGAGTTAAAGATGAATTCCCACAGGACTTCTGTATCTATGACTTGAACCAGTTCTTGTCCGTACAATCACTGTACAAAGATGGTGAGATTGATTTTGATGACAAGCATGTTATCTTCAAAGTTGGTCGTAAGAAACTAAACTATCGCAAGACCGCAAAGAGTATGATTGTAACTCCTCCAGAAAAAGAGTTGACACTACCATCTATTGATGTTTCGTTTACATTGAAAGAAGAAGAACTTGCCTCTATTCTAAAGACTGCAAGTATTCTACAATCACCAAACATTGCCATCATGTCTGATGGTGATAAAATTTCCATTACAACCTGTGATGCAAAAGATAACTCTGCACACACCGATTCAACTGAGATTGCCGATGGTAATGGTAAGAAATTCAAGGCCTTGTTTCTGACAGAAAACTTTAAAATGATTTCAGGTACATATGAAGTACAAATTTCTTCTAAAGGACTTTCTTACTTTAAAAATTCTAAAGAAGATATGGAATACTGGATTGCCATTGAAGCAAAAGAATCCGACCTAAGTTTCGGAGGATAACATGACTAAAGTAAATACATTGTTTGGTTCTTTTGATGAAGAACAATTAAAAAAACTCAAAGGTTATATTGATGAACTGGTTCTACACATGAACAAGAACCAAGGAAACAATGAAGCGATGAAAGATATTGTAGATTTTGCCAATGATGAATTAAAAATACCTAAGAAGATTGTGAAACGTATGGCAAAAACACAATTCAAAAACTCTTTCCAAACTGAAGTTGCTGAATCAAAAGAGTTTGAAGCTCTATTTGAATCTATGAATGAGGTGAAATGATGGGTGAAATTAGAATGTGGACCGATAAGACTCAATACATTGCTGTATTGAGAAAAGAAATTCAAGTTTTGAAAACTCGTTATAATCCCAATGAAGAAGGAACGGGTCATTTTAACACCACGATTTCTGTATTAGAAGGCCGAGTCAAAGAACTTGAAGCCGACCTGAACTGGCCTTTCCCGGCCTAAATTGATTTTTTATATTATGGAGTATTTGAATGTCACAACACATTTTGTGGGTGGAGAAGTATCGTCCTAAAACCATTGAAGAATGTATTCTTCCTGATGGTATCAAGGCAACATTTCAGGAGTATGTAAACCGAAAAGAGATTCCCAATCTCTTATTGGCTGGTTCTGCTGGTGTTGGTAAAACAACAATCGCAAAGGCTCTCTGTGAAGAAGTCGGTTGCGATTACATTCTGATTAACGGTTCAGACGAATCGGGTATTGATGTTCTACGGAACAAAATCAAAAATTATGCATCATCTATGTCCCTATCAGGCGGCCGCAAGGTTGTCATTATTGACGAAGCGGACTATCTAAATCCAAATTCAACTCAACCTGCCATGCGTGGTGCAATCGAGGAGTTCTCATCCAACTGTTCGTTCATCTTTACATGTAACTTTAAGAACAGGATCATTGATCCTATTCACTCACGTTGTAGTGTTGTTGACTTTAAAATCAATGGCAGTAAACAGAAGATGGCTGCGGCATTCTTCAAACGTGTTGAATGGATTCTGGAACAAGAGGGTGTTACATATGACAAACAAGTGGTTGCTGCCGTAATCACCAAACACTTTCCAGATAATCGCCGTGTTCTGAATGAACTACAACGTTATGGTGTTAGTGGTACAATTGACAAAGGCATACTGGCCTCTGTTTCTGATGTACAGATGAGTGAACTGGTTTCTTCTATTATGAACAAGGACTTCGCTTCTTGTCGTAAGTGGGTTACGAACAACCTCGATAATGATATCACACGAATCTTTAGAAACATCTACGATGGTTTGTATGAGAAGTTGAAACCTAATTCTGTACCACAGATGGTTCTGATCTTGGCCAAGTACCAATATCAGTCTGCCTTTGTTGCAGACCATGAAATCAACTTGATTGCCTGCCTTACAGAATTAATGGTTGAATGTGAATTCAAATGAGTCCGTTCGACTATGCCGATTACATCCTGCGAAAGAAGGTGCCGGATGGTGAATTGGACTACAAAGATTATGCACCTTTCCTAATCAATAGGTCTTTGTCCAACCACTTAGATTGTGTCTTGTACGTCAATGACATGAACATGTGGCCAGGAATTGATAAAGACATGCAATACCAGTATCTTCTAAATAGTATCAGGCCTATGAAACGGAAGTTTGTTCCGTGGCAAAAGGCCGATTCTGAGAAGGATATTGAATGTGTGAAAACCTATTTTGGTTATTCAAACTCCAAGGCCAAAGAGGCCCTACGTATCCTCACCGATGAACAAATCGCTGATATAAAAACAAAAATAGATACAGGCGGAGTGAAGAATAATGATAGACATTAAAGACTTAGTTGAAGTGACATTGGATGATAAAGATGATTTCCTAAAGGTACGTGAGACACTGACCCGTATTGGTGTTGCCTCCAAGAAAGACCAAACATTGTACCAATCGTGCCACATACTCCACAAACGTGGACAATACTATGTGGTACATTTCAAAGAACTATTTGCCTTAGATGGCAAACCAACCGACATTACCGAAAACGACCTATCACGTAGGAATGCTATTGCAAACCTATTGGAAGATTGGGGTTTGGTGAAGTTGGTCAATCAAAAACAAACCGAGGTGCCTGCACCAATTTTCTTGTCACAGATTAAAATATTGTCACACAAGGAAAAGAATGAATGGCAGCTAACACCTAAGTATAATATTGGTAAAAAACCGAATAATGGTTGACAACTGATATAAATATTGTTATAATCTCAGTCCCTTGGGATGGGAAAACAGGTGCTCCACCTACCTTAGGAGCGTTAGTAAAACGGGCAGACGTTATTGCCACTGGAAAACGTAACCAGTACCTCAACCGATACGCCTTCGGGGTATCAATTTTTAATCTTGCTTTTAGGAGAAAACTATGACAAATCTTATGAAAGATTTTTTCAATACCGAATTTGGTAAAATGCAATCATTCACTGTTGGTTTCAATGACACAATGGAACTTATGCGTGAAGCAGCAACGGCTGCTGCAACAAAAGCCATAACTTATCCCCCATACAATATCAAACAAGTAAAAGAAAACAAGTACGTCATTGAGATGGCCGTTGCTGGTTTTGCTAAGTCTGATATTGAGATGACATTAGAGGGTAATAAACTCGTAATTAAAGCTGCAGCTAAAGATGATGATGAAGAAGAATATCTATTCAAAGGTATTGCCAACCGTGGCTTTGAACGTACCTTCACTCTTGCAGATAAAGTAGAAATTCAAGATGCAGAGATGATGAATGGTATGCTTAGAATTTGGCTAGAAAACATGGTCAAAGTACAAGACGCCATTAAAAAAATCACCATCAAGGAAACTGCTGAAAAATGATTCGATTAATTACCAACCTATTCAAGCGAATGTGTGGTGATTATGGAAATGATTTAGAAACATATATCACCTCA